CAAGAAGATATGCCATCTCACTTAGTTATTATATCTGATATGCAATTTGATAATGCTACTACATCAAATGACAATTATGGATTAATAAACAGTATGAGAGATAAATTTAAACAAAATGGATATGAATTGCCACAAATAATTTATTGGAATGTAAATAATAACAATAACTTCCCAGAGTTATCAAAGGATGGAATTTGTTATGTTAGTGGTTATAGTCCTGCAATAATGACGGCAGTGTTAAATGCAGAAATGCTAACACCAATTGAAGTTGTTAAACAAGCAGTATTAGTTGATAGATATAAACATATCTGGTATAAAGGAGAATAGATATTATGAAGACTTATAATGTTGTAGATTTATTTTGTGGTTGTGGTGGTGGAGCAATTGGGATTGAGAGATTGGGTAGAACCGATACTCTCTTTGCCATAGATTTTTGGAAGCCAGCTATTGATAGCTATAATTACAATTTAGGTAATAAAGCAATTCAAATGGATATACACGATTTAGATGAAGAAAAAATAAAACAGTTGACAGATGGAAAAGAATGTGATATAGTAATAGGTAGTCCACCTTGTCAAGGATTTAGTATGATTACTAGGCATAGATATGAAGATGATGAGAATTCTGTAAATGAAGATATGGAAGAAAAGAATCATTTGTTTCTTGAGTTTATTAGAGTTGTAAATATATTAAAGCCTAAAGTAGTAATTATGGAAAATGTCAAAGGAATTTTAAGTATGAGAACTAAATTTGGAGAATTGATACTTCATAATATAATTATGGGATTTGAAGATATTGGATATAAAATTAAATATAAAATAATTAAATGTGAAGAATTTGGATTACCACAAGTTAGACATAGAGCAATTATATTAGCTACAAATGATGAAGATATTTATAATAAATTAGAATTTCCAATTGATAAAGGAGATAGAACAAGTATTGGAAAAGCAATTATAGATATTCCAGAATTTGGAAATGATTATAGATATGATTTAGATAAATGTTTTCTTTATATCAAAAGTCTAAGAAATGAGAACGATATTTTAACGGATAACATAACAAATAATACAACAGAAATTGTTAAACAAAGAATAGCTATGATTAAAGCTGGAAGTAATATGAATGATGTCCCAGATGATAATCCTTTAAAAACGAAATCTAAATTTAGTCATAGTTATAAGAGAGAACATATTTATAATCCAAGTTGTACAATTGGACATATAGTTAAAGCAACATTAATTCATCCGATATATAATAGAATATACACTATTAGAGAAGCTTTAAGATTACAGAACTTTCCAGATAGATATATATTACAAGGTACTGTACAAGAAAAATATCAAATGGTTGCTAATGCAATTCCACCACTATTGACAGAAAATGTTGCTCGTGGTATAATAAACATATTAGATGATGTTGAGAAAGGAGAATGATTAATATGGTTAAAGAAGATGTTTTAAAAATTGAATACAGAAAAGTATTTGATAAATATGCTGTTAGAATAGCATATCAAAATTATGATGTATTGGTAAGGGAGAATTTTAATGATTGTGGTATAAAAAGTATCTCTCAGATAGAATATAGAGATAATGTATTCTATGTTCGTGGAAGTAATATTAAAAAAGATGATAATGTAATTATAGTTGATTATAACCAGTTACAAGATATCATTGAAAAAGTAAATAAAGTTAATAGAAAGTATGGTACAATTGATAGATGGAGAGTTGGTGATGGTGAACATTATTATACTATACTATCTAATGGAGAAATAATGCCAATAACAGAAAAGGGGAGCGTAGAAGACAATGCTAGGTATGAACTTGGAAATTATTTTAAATCAATAAAAGAAGCTAAAAAAATTATGGATAGTATTCAATGGAAAACATTATGGAATGATGTAAAAGAAGATAAGTTAAAATTTGGAGTGTGATAAAATGGATTTAAAAAATGTATATGATATGCAGAATTATGATAATATCATATCTCATTGTTCTGTTTATGGATTAAACAATGCTTTAAGAGTTAGTGGTTTCCCAATGAGATTAAATCATAATGATAATGAAGATTCAATTAAAGCTATTAATAGGGGTAAAAGATTAGGTAATGAAGATAGTGTATCAGCAGAAGATAATTATTTATGTGGTATAGTAGTTCAATTTGATTTATCTATTCCAAATAAAATGTGGACAGAATTTCAAAGATATCATTTTGTAGATATAATATCATCGCAAAGCACAATGCACCGTATATCTCAAATGGATGAAAATAGTTTTGATGAGAATACCCCACAAGAGATTATAGATACATTCATATCTCTTAGAGATAATTATTTAAAAAATAAAACAAAAGAAAATTACTTGCAATTATTAATGTCTATTCCAAGTGGATTAATATTGACAGCTGGAGTTACCACAAATTATAGACAATTAAAAACTATGTATATACAAAGATATAATCATAGATTGCCACAATGGAGAAAATTTTGTGAATGGATTTTAACACTACCTTATTTTAAGGAATTAACTGGAATTAAAAAGGAGATGGTTGAAGATGGTAGATAAAGAACAAATTGTATTTCAAAGTAATATGGTTGTTGATGATGAGATTAATATAGGTAAAGTATTATTGGAAACACAATCTACAAGTAAAAGAGATTTTAGAGAATTAAAAAAAGAAATATCTCTTAATTTTAGTAAAGATAGACTTAAAAGAGCAATGGCTAGTGCTAAAATAATGTCTTTGGGTGGAACAAGAGATACTATCGAAAATCTTAAACTAAGTGAATTATCGTTATTGACAAATAAAAAGATTGATGAGAATGATGAACTTATTAATTTAAGAACACAATTCCTAGAACAAAGAATAACAATAGAAGAATTTAAAGAAAAATATAAACTTATTTTAGGTAAGATTCCAAAATCTGAGTATGAAAAATTCTTAGGACATTTAAAATCTATGGAAGATAAAGTTGTTGATATTGAATTTCCAGAAGAAGAAAAGGAAGAAATAAGAACTAAAATAAATATGATATTAGGGTGTATAGAGTAATGGATAATATGAGAAATAATTATAGGGAGTATAAACTAAAGAAGTATGGTTTACCAGACGAATACATAGATGTATATATGTATCTTATTACTAGAGATAAATCTTATCTCCCTACTGATTATTTGCTTCAATATACAGATAGAGCAAATTTAGTTAGTCAAGGGAAATTAAATAAAGCAAAAGAAGAATTACTATTATTGTTTGGTAGAATACTTATATTTGGTAAATTAGGGGTTGATGTATGAAAAGGAAGAATGTTAATGTACTTGTAATAGACCAAGCTACTATAAACACAAGTTATGTAATACTCAATATTAGGGATGGAAATCCATTTTGGGTAGAGTGTTCAAAAATACTCTTGACAAATCCAGATTATAGTGATAGAATATTAGAGTTATATAACAAGATAGACGCATTAATAGTACAACATAGTATTGAAGTTTTAGTATTAGAACAAGTACCACCGATAATAAAGAACTTCCATACAACAAGCGTATTATTAAAATTGTTTGGAATATTAGAATTACTTGCTAAACAACACGGAATAGAGTTAGTTATGTTAAATGTAATTCATTGGAAGAATGTTGCTGGTATAACGGCAAAAGGTAGAGCGTTACAAAAAACCGAATCAATTAAAATAGCTATGAAAAGATGGAAAGCTTATCAACAAATCATTCAAGAGAGTGATGATGTAGCAGACGCATTGAATATGTCTTATGCTTTTTTGATAGACGAAGGTTATATTAAAAATAATAAATAGGAGAAGTGATAGTATGCAAAGAAAAGTTTATGACCAATTTACTATGGTGGGTATTTTAGATTATAAGGAGAAGCCAGAACTGAAAGAAATCGTTTCTAAGACTTCTAATTGGAAAGGCTATTCATTACAGTTAAGAGTTAATGTCAATGGCAGTACACAATTCTTAGATTTAATGGGTGGAGATATGTACGAAGATAATGGATTAACAGTATTGTCTCCTATAAAATTTAAGAATGACGAAGGCGTTGAAGTGTCTTTAACACATAAACAATTACAAGATGAAGAAATGTTAAAGACTGTTCCAGCTTTCAAGAAACAAAGATTTCATGATAAAGAATTTGTATTTGGTGGAGAATGGATTAATGAAATTTATGATAATTTAGAAACATTAAAAGGTAGAAAAGTATATGTTACTGGAACATTACAATTCCAATATAATAGAGAAAAAGATGTATTATATAAAAAATTCGTTGTAAGAAATTTATCTTTAGCAACAAATCAAGAAGATGAAGAATATTGCAAAGGACAACTACAAATCTTCTTTACAAATGGAGCAATTGATAAAGAAGCTATTACAAAAGGAAAAGACTTTGACCCAAAAATAATAGCAGAATTAGGAAATAGAATAGAAGTAAATGGATATATTGGACAATATAATCAAGATAAAAACACTAGAGCGTCTGTAGAAAATATATTTTTCCCACAAACATTCTATGTAAGAACTGATAGAATAGACTTTAATGATGAAACTCAAAAGAAAATGTTAGCGTTTATTCTTGGAAGATTTGAATGTCCACAAGGTAAAATAGCTTCTGTTGGATTTGAAGTAGTTTTTAAAAGGGGTAATAGTGAAATTGAATTAACAGAAGAACAAAAGAAAGATTTATTGACAAAAGAAGAAATACAATATCTTGAATTGTTCCCAGACCAAAAAGAAAAGTTTTTAAGAAATAAACTTCAAATGACAATGGAAAGAATTGACGAAACATATATTGTACAACCACACGCTAATATGCCAATACAAGAACTTCAAGAAGATATGTTCTTAGATATGTTTGAATTATATAAAACAATAGGAGTATATGATGGTAAAGCAAAAGATGGTAAATCAACAAAAAAACAAGATACAGTTGCTTCTGAAAAGAAATCTAGTAGTGAATTAAATTTTGGTGCGTTTTTTGGATAATATAAAGGAGTGTGATTACTAATGGGATTCTTAAATAAAGTAAAGAAAAATGAAGTTAAATTTGGATTAGAAAATTATGTGTTCTTAATTAGGGGAACGGCTAAAGCTGGAAAATCATCATTTTTTGCACAAATAGTAGAAGAAATGTATGGGGATAGCACAAAAGGGTTACTTATCCCCTTTGAAAAAGGTTATTCTGCTATTAATGGAGTAAATATATTTCCATATACAATAACTCCAGAAGTCGTAATAGATGAAGAAACTTATACTGGTTGGGAAGTATTTACTGGTTTAGTAGATGAAATTATAAATACACCAGAAGAAGAAAGAATAAAAATAGTTGCAATAGATACAGTTGATGAGTTTATAAATGTAGCTATCGAAGAAACTTGTAGAACAAGTAGAATTAAAACAAAGAAACCTTGTGATAGCATAGATTCTGCGTATGGGGGATTTGGACGTGGACGTATGTTTATGAAGAAAATGATTAAAGAGCAAATAGAAAAACTTAGGGGAGCTGGAGTAGGTATTTTCTTTATAGGACATACAAAAGTAAAAACACTTAAAACTAAGATAGATGAAGAAGAATATCAAATCTTAGGTTCAAACTTAACAGAAGATTATGACGCTGTATTTGCAAATGACGCAGACTTCATATTAATGATTACAAATGACAATAAGATAGTTGATGGCAGAATGATTACTGGTGAAAGATATCTAAGATTTAGGGGAGATGGATTTTATGCAGCTGGAAGTAGATTTGCTAATGTTCCAGAACAAATACCATTAGACGCAAAGATATTCATTCAAACATTAAAGAAATGTGTTATGGATTTAGCTGGAGTTAAAGATGAAAAAACTATGAATAAGCTTGTTGAAAAGGAAGAAAAGGAAAGTAAAGAAACAAGAGAAAAAACTAAGAAAGTGAGTGAAGATAAGTTAAATGAATTAATAACAAAGATAAAACAATTTGGAGCGTCTGATGATACACCTATATCAACCAAAACAGAATTAATGGGTGTTATTGGTGAGTATGAAATAGACTTAAAAAATCCATTAAATAATAACATCACTTCTTTACAAGAAATTATAGATAGATTTGGTATTTAACATTTAGAAGTGGGGTAACTAATATCCCACTTTCTTTTATTAAAAGGAGAGTAGGTATTATGAATAAAAGAGAATTAAGTGCATATATAAAAGATTATATTTATCACTATATGTTAGGTTATGGTTTAAAAAGGCAAGGGAAATTATATGATAATATAACTAAATTTATAACAGAAATAACAGCAGAAACCAATGATTATGATTATATTAGATTTTGTTTTGAGTTATCGAAAGAAATATTAGAGAGTGATTTTGTTTCTACGAAGTTATCTTCACTAATTATATTCCAAAGACAAGCATATATATTTGTTATCATTAAGGATAAATTAAAAACATCTATGGAGTTGTGGACTAAAGAACAAAACAAAAAAAATGAAACAAGTACAATAGATGATAAATATAATATTTTATTAACTGATATGTT